ATTGATGTTTGGCAGGGTGATTGTTATGATTTCGAAATGGATATGTCTGGAGAACCTAATTATTTTTCTAATGGTTTTATAAATCACAATACGTTTTTGTTAGGAACTTTGTCTTCGTTGAGTTGTATGCTTTATCCAGGATATAAGGTTGGTTTAATAGCCCCCGCGTTTAGGCAGTCAAAGATGATTTTCAGTGAAGTTGAGAAGCTTTATTTTAAGTCCGATCTACTAAAAGAGGCTTGTGAGAAACCTCCAGTCAGAGGTTCTGATTCTTGTTATCTAAGATTTAAATCTGTAGGGGGTTGTAATCCGTCTATAATTGAATCATTACCTTTGGGTGATGGTGGCAAGATTCGTGGATCTCGTTTCTATCTAATAGTTGTAGATGAGTTGGCCCAAATACCAGATATAACATTAGATATGGTTGTTAGACCTATGGGTGCTACTACTTTAGAACCCATGGAGAATGTACGTAGATTACAACGGCAAAAACAGTTGATTAAAATGGGTTTAGCTACGGAAGAAGATTTCGAAGAGGGCTCTGTTAACAAAATGATAATGACCTCTTCAGGATATTATAAGTTTAATCATATGTGGCGCCGTATGCGGGATCATTGGTCTCAAATGGATGAGCACGGCGATGAGTCTCAATATAAAGTTTGGCAAGTTCCTTATTGGGATGTCCCGCCTGGATTTCTAGACATAAATAACATTAAAGAAGCCAAACGTGTCATGTCTGATGCAGCTTTTAAGATGGAATACGAAGCTGCTATGATATCTGATTCAGAAGGATTTTTCAAAGCTTCTGTTTTAGATGAGTGTACTGATAATAGCGGATTTACTTTGGAAGTTCGCGGCGAACCAGGCCAGCAATATATATTGGGGGTAGACCCTAATCAGGGCGGAGATGCTAGTTGTGGTGTAGCTATAATAAAAGTAGGTAAGCCTAATAAGTTAATTAATATTTTGGAATTGAAAAGCAGAACTACACAAGAGCTTACCATGATGATTCAGCAGATATGTGATGTCTATAATGTGATAAGAATATTTATGGATAAGGGTGGCGGCGGAAAAGCCATAATGGATTTATTAGAAGAAGGTTATAATGATTATGAGCCAATTATAGATTGTACAGATAAAGATAAAATTACTCTGAAAGGCAGACACATATTGGAGATGGTAAATTTTAACCCATCTTGGATATCTGATGCTAATTTTACTACTTTGTCAATGTTTGAAGATAAAAAATTATTATTCCCAGAACCGCCGATATTTGAAGAAGGCAAACGGGATATTTTAGGTAAGGCATACGAAGGTATTTTAACATTAAAAAAACAATTGTTAAATATTGTAGTTACTCAGACGAGTTCTGGTTTACTGCATTTTGATACGCCTAAAAAAGGGCAAAAGAAAGATTTATATTCCGCTTTGATATTGGCCGCACACGGTTGTAATATTGTTGAGAGGCAATTAGCGGAAGATCAACCCACAGTATTATTTCAAAAATCAGGGTATTCAAGACCTCATAAATCAGGTAGCAGTTGGAGCGTTATCGGGTCTGGAAATGAAGTATTACCTATGAGAGATACTGGACTGGAACATGCTGTTTTAAAAGGAAGACGGAGGATTAAGAAAAGATAATAAACTAACCTATTTATTTATTAGAGGACTATACCCGTAATGTGGAGGTGCATGCAAATGTCTGATAATGAAGTCAATGAGTGTATCTGCGGGGAATCATGTCCTATATGTAAAAAGCTTATAAAGAAAAAGATAAGTATTTTTAATAGTACTTTTTGGGATCTATTTTTTCAGAAAATTTTTCGTAATATTGCTTCCATGAAGTTTCAGTGGTTACTGTTGTTATACATACCTACTATATGGGGCATGTTCCATATGATTCCTGGAACTAAGCAGCCTTGGATATCAGCTAAAGAAGGTTTCACTTTCTTAGGCGGTGGTTTTGTAACTTTAGCTTTAGGGCGTATTTATGCTAAGACTAAATTGAAAGAAAACGGATCTTTGGTAGAACTTGATACAGATCAATAGGAGATAATTATGGTTACAATGGATAAGAATTTTCAAGCCGGCCCATGGTGGGCAACTGTTTCTGGCGCAGGTACAGAAGACGCAGCAGTACCTTCCTGGGCCGATGATTATACCAGGCATAGAATAGGAAGAGAAACTACTTATAGTGGTGTAGATTCTATAATTGGTAGGCGGGATAGTATTCAGGATGTTAATCCGTAAGGAGAGTATTTAGATGAAAGAAAAGGAATTAGCTAAGATAACTGAGGAGCTAAATAAACAATATCCTAATGCTGGTATTAGGGCTATAACAGTTGATGAGGATAAGGGCCAATCTACATTTTATTTAGATCCTAGGCCCAAGACATTAGCTTATTTGAAGGAAGGTGGCATTGTACCTAAAGGGTTTAAAGATAAAGCCGCGGTATTAGATAGAGATTTTATAAACCGTTCTTATCTGGATTTAGCTAAAAAAGACCCGTTGTCTCAGTCAGCACAAGAACAATATAAAAGTGCGATTGACTACTATTACACGGTACCTGAAGTAGGGTCATCTGTGAATTTGTTGGCTAGTTTAGCTTCTAAAGGTTTTGAAAATGATATAGATGATGAAAAAATAAAAGCATTTTATGATACTTGGGCTTTTGATGTTAATTTACATGAGGTTTTAGATTGGATTTATTTAGATTTTTTTAAATACGGTAATGTAACTACTTATAAGGTTTTAGCTAAGTATGAGCCTAGAGTGTCTCATTTGTCACCTATTCCAGGCACTAAGATGAATAATAAATCATCTGGCGCTAAGAAAAAGATATGGTCTAAAGGGCATTTACCAGTTGGTTATACTGTGTTGAATCCTCAATTAGTGGAAATAGATGGTAATTTATTATTCGATAAAGTTAATGTAAAGTTAACCCCACCTAATGAGTTGAAAGACTTACTTAAGAAGCCTAAGTCTGAACTTACAGAAGAAGAAAGTGAACTTATTAAAGCCTTGCCTTCTGAACTTAAGAAAGCTGCTGAGCAGGGTGGGTCTTTTCCATTAGATTCTAGATTGGTGGGTTTTGTTACTTATAGAAAGATGCCTTATGAGCGTTATGCCAAACCACGTTCTCTTAGATTGTTTGATAATATTGAATATAAACGGTCGCTTAAACAGGCGGATTTGAGTACTTTAGATGGTATTACTAATTACATTTTAAAGATTACAGTGGGTAATGATGAATTTCCCTGTAGCGGTCAGGACGAATTAAATGCTGTTGCGAATTTATTTAATACTGCTGGTAAGTCTTTTGATGTTGTTTGGAATCATACATTAAAGGTAGAGAAGATAGTTTCGCCTGAGATTGGGGATATATTAGGTAAAGAAAAGTATTCTCAAGTAAATGATGATATGTTTGTGGGTTTGAGTCTAGCCAGAGCTTTGATTGATGGGTCTGGTGAGATGAATGCTGGCCAAGAAAAACTTGTTGTGAAAGGTATAGAAGAAGAAATTGATTATGCGCGCAGACAAGTTACAAGGTGGATATACAGAGAATATCGTCAGATAGCAGAGGCTATGAATTTTGATAGATTCCCTAGAATAAGATGGGATGACGGCGTGCTTAAAGACACCATTATGTATATGAATATTCTTTCTCAGTTAGTTGATAGACGTATGCTAAGTTATCGTACAGCTCTTGAAGAGTTAGGGTTTGATTATGACACTGAGTTGTTTAACATGGAAGCTGAATTTAAGTTGGTGGAAGATGGTACTTTGGGTATTATAGGTTCACCATGGCAACAGTCAAAAGTACAGCCAGTACAAGGAGGCCCGACTGGATCTCCTTCAGAAGGCCGCCCGGCCGGAAAGCCTGCCAAACCAAAAGAAAAACAAGCTCCTGATAAGAAAAACAGTACAAAAGTTAAGAAAACTACTAAACCCCAACAATCCTCTGTAGACGACGCAGATTTTGATAAAATAATTAAAGATATGTCTGACGAAGACTTTACTGTGCTTTTAAAAAATATGATTAAAATTAGAGAGTCAGATAAAGATTAAATTGGAGATATAAAATGGAAAAATTTTACATTGAAGCAGACATTAAATTAGAAAAAGAGACTGAAGCTTCTAACAAAGCGTTAGCTGCTGTAATTGATTTGCCTGTTGTTGATGACAAACAGCCAGATCTTCAGTATTTTTCGGCTTTATTTGTTTCTACTGGTACAAATTTAAACGGGGCTCATTTTATGCCGTCCGAGTTAGTTAAAGCAGAAAACACTATCGTTAGTAAAGCTCTAGATGTGGAACATTCTGAAAGCGAAATAATAGGGCATATATATGACAGAGCCTTTATTGATAAAGACAACAAAAAGTTAAATTTGGAGGATTTAGCCAGTAAAGAGGAAGGAAGTATTAATAGTGATTACAAGGATATGCATGTTTTAATCGCTGGTGTTGTATATAAATACAGATTTCCAAATATCGCAGAGGAGATAGCTGATAATAAATGGAAAGTAAGTATGGAATGTTATTATTCTGATTACGATGTTAAAGTTGGTAATTTAATTATGACACGTAGAGAGGCTGAAGTTGTAGGTTTAGCTAGCAGTGATAGTATGTTTGGTAAAGTAGCTAAAGTCATTAAAGACGGTAAAGAAATAGCTGAAGGTAAGATTGAACGTGTTTTGAGGGGTATAATGTTTTCTGGTTGTGGTATAGTAAAAAACCCAGCTAACCCACCGTCTGTAATTTTGGAAACAGCTACTGAAAAAGAAACTACTGATATTACTGATGAAAATACTAATGATAATGAGGTAGTGGTTTTGAATTACGATCTAATAGATAATGATAATAAACTAACCTCTAATAAGGTAGAAGCTGATAAAAAAAATACACCTATAATTACAGACCCTTTGGACGAAGACACATCTGATGATGAAATGAAAGACGATAACGCAGAGTTACAGTATGATGATACAGTAGGAATTTGCGTTAATTACAAACGACGTTTAGACAGCGGTGACGGTAATTACAAAGAAGATTGGTGTACACGGTATGATAGTACATGTACATCATTTTCGCGTGACACTACCGATCCTGATTGTTTACGAAATAAACTCATCGAAGCTGCTAAAATTCATATTGAAAATTTAATGGAGAAAAGTAAAAAAGATGATTGCATAGCAAGTCTAGTAGATGAGTTGGCTGCTCTTTTGAAGAGGGCTGATAATTACAGAATTAAAAAATAGGAGTAAAAGCTGCTTGAATACGAGGCAGTTTAAACTAGATCGTAGAGGAGGTTATTATGCCGGATTATAACATTGGACAACAGGGGACGCTTAAAAGTACCCCGAAGTTTACTCGTATTAATGGTGATGACTATTTACCTATAATTTATAGGAATATGGGTAACAATCACTCTTATCCTTTTGTGTGGGGAAGAAAATACAGTTTTGATTCCGCAGGTTCTACCACAGTACTGAGTGGGGTAAAATTCCACGGTATGGCCGCTGCTGATTACTGTATGGTTACAGTAGGTGGTACACAGAATACTGCGCCTTATATCACAAAAGATTCAACCAATAACGTTATAACACTTACCGCTGCAGCTTCTGGTACAGTGGATATTATAGTTATGGTGGGCTATCCTACGCCTGATTTGGTTGCTCTAGCTTGTAGAGACACCAGCAAACCGGCGCAGTCGTTGCCCTAAGATTTATAGTTTTTAAGTTTTAGGTATTAGGAAAAGGTTGTAATTAGATTTTTTCAGGTTGGTTTTGATTTCGAATATCTCATTAAAATTTATAGGAGGTATCATTTAATGGATGATAAGCTGAAAAAAGATGTTGAGGAATTAGTAAATGTAATCTTTTCTCAGAAAGAAGAAGCCGAGCAAAGAGCCGAAACGGAAAAAGCTCTTAATAAATCAGCTGATACTATATCTGATCTTATTGAAACGTTGGAAGCTAAGAAGGTGGAATTGGAAGAAGCATCTACCAAGATCAGTGATTTGGAACTTGAGAAAAGCGATTTGGAGAGCGAGAAAGACAAACTTAATTCTGAGCTTGAGGCGGCACAGAATACAGTTACTGAAACGGCAGAAAAACTTGCTAATGCTGAGAAAGAAATTGAAGAAATGAAGAAAGATAAAGCTGCTGAAGTTCGCATGGCTGATTTGGAACAAAGCGGTGTAGTTCTTTCTGATCGAGAAGTTCAAAGAACTAAGGTTAGAGAAATGGAAGATGAGGAATTTGCTAATTATAAAGCAGAATTAATTTCTCTTCGTGAAGCAGTCAAAGCTGAGTTAGAGAAAGAGGAAGTGGATAATCAGGTATCTGATGATTCCGACAAGGCTTCTTCTGACGATGACGTTGCTGATGATGTGCTACCTGCACAAGTTGATGATGATGTATCATCTACTGCTGCTATGAATTTAGAATCTGCGTCTGTCAGTAACAGTGAAAGAATTAAGCGATTGGGTAAAGCTCTGGCATCGCGCATGAAATCTGATAATTAAGGAGGAACTAGTATTATGTTTATTCCAAGACACAGTGTTGTTCAGAATCAGTTTTGTAGTTATGGAGCCCAAACATCTACCGGATCTTCTGGGGTGGGAGCTGTTGTAGCATATGCTGGTTCCGTGGTTTATCTGGATTCTACCGCTACTAATCAGGAACCTATTGTATATAAGATGGCTCATGGAGTTACAGCTACTCCTTTTGGTTTCCTTATGCAAAAAGTTAAAACTGGATATCATCAAGTACATCCGACTGGCTGGGTCGCTCCTGGAGATTTAGGGTCGAGTGATGCTATTGCGCAGCCTGATTATGACGCAAATGGTGACATTCAGGGCACGAAAGAAGTTCCTACTGCTGTTGCTCACCTCGGTATATGGGACACAGTCCACTATACATGTGACATGGCTGCTAGTGTTATTGCTACTGGCGACAACATGAAGCCGAGTGATCTTCTGTATCCGGCAGCTGATGAGGGTAAGGTTACTAATAATAGTACTGATGTTTCTGTTGGAACAGCCGCTACTGATAAGGCCAATGGGGCTTACATAGATGGCCAGACCACTGCTGTAGCTATGGTTATGAAGGGTGGAAGCGTGGCAAAATGCCAGGCCAACTTCAATAACACTACATTGTACGCTATTAGAATCAAACTTTTGATATAAGTCTATGGACTTAAAATAGGATTAAGGCATGATTTATATGCTTCCTAAATTATAACTTTTTATAGGAGGAGTTAAATATGGAGTTGACTGAGAGAGAAATAAAAGAACTGTTTAGGGCAACTGCAGAAGCTGCAACGAGTCCTGAAGCTGCTATGGCGCTTAAGGAATTTGCTGCGGCTCTAACTACTCCGATCCTTCAAAAACTTGAATTGGAATCAATTATGCGAGATATGTTCACAGTTGAGCGTCTGGAAAGAGGAGCTCAGGCTATCTATCCGGTAGCTGAAGACTTCGAGATCCCAGTGTGGGTGCTGCCTGGGCTCGGTTACATGGCGCAAAACTTTGTTGAAGGTGTCGGTGAAGAAGTAGTCGTACCTACATTTAATATTAATGCTAGTGGTGATTGGAAGGTTACCTACGCTAGAGATTCAAGAATTGACGTTGCTCAAAAAGTGGCTGCGAGAGCTGCCAAAGATTTGGCTAACTTTGAGGAAGAGTGTGGTTGGAGAGTTATTATGCCGGCTTGTACGTCTAATTTTTCTGGTAAGGGTCTCTTGGGTTCCCGTCCAGCACCTATTTACGAAATCATAAATACCTCCACTGGTGCAGGATATCTGTCAAAGGAACTTATGAACAAGATGATGGTAGGTTTCTCTAGATTGGGTCGTGAGTTGACTGACCTTTATGTATCTCCTGAAGATGCTGCGGATATTCGTGAATGGACTGATACAGATATTGACCCCGTCACACGTCGGGAAATTTTTCAGTCTGCCGGTATGGGTGGTATTTGGGGAATCACTCTGCATGAAATTCAGCATTTGGGAGCCACTGGCCTTTATAATATTAATGGCTACGGTTCTGAATATGGGAAGTTCGTTGCTAATAGCAGCAATGCTTATCAGCAATATACTTTGGACAATCCTAATATCACCAGTGCTGATGGTACTGTAAGTACTTTGGGTGAAACTCAGATTATCGGTTTTGATAAGTCTGTTAATGATTCTTTGGTTATGCCTATTCGTAAAGAATATGAGGCCATTGATGATCCTACTCTGCTCCGTGAGCAGAAACAGGGTTTCTTTGGATGGGCCGAGATAGGATTCGCGTGCTTAGATCCGAGAATGCTTGGTTTAGGAGTTATAGACAGAAGTCTGTAATTTTTATATTAAACAATACTCTATATGTCAACATGATGTATAGAGTATTGTTTAAAGTTTTAATGGAATTGTATTGATATGTATAAAGATAAAAAGTGTTTGTACGATAGCTGCGAAAATATTTTTACGCCTACTACTGGTAGCCAAAAATATTGTCCGACCTGTTCTGTTAAGGCAAAACAAGCCAAGGACAGATTAAGATGGCGAGAGCGCAGCAGAAAGTTAAATAATTATAAAGAACACACTAAGTTTTGTGAAGTATGTGGTAAGAAATTTAAAACGTTTTATAGTAAGAAGCTTTATTGTGGTTCTGAAAAGTGTGAAAAAGTAAGAACTAGTGCTAATAGTGTTAAATCAGAATTTAAACGGAGCGCTAAGAAACGTATACAGACACAAATAAGAAAGCAGGAAAAAAGAGTTAGTGATTTAACGGGTATTCATTCTTATTTTGCAGAGTATGGTTATGAAGTTCTCGATGACTCTGAATATATTAATTCACACACTGGAAAAATTAGAGTAAAATGTGTTAATGGACATGAATGGAATACCACTTTTCATAATTTTAAGGATAATAACAACAGATGTATTACTTGTTACTTGAACAATAATTATACATCTAAGCTTGAGCAGAAGATGCGTGATTTTTTTGAAAAATATTATCCTAATATAGAATGTGTCTATAATGATAGAACTGTAATAGCTCCAAAAGAATTGGACTTGTACTTTCCATCCAAGAATGTTGCTGTTGAAGTTTGTGGTTTATATTGGCATTCAGAAAGTTTTGGTAACACTGATAGAAGTTATCATTATGAGAAGATGATTGCTTGTTTTAATAAGGGTATTAGATTACTAACAATATTTGAGGATGAAATAAACAACAAGTTTGATATGGTAATATCAAGAATTTGTCAAGCTTTGGGCATTATTAAGCATAAAATTTTTGCCAGAAAATGCTATGTAAAAGAAATTTCTACATCCGAAGCTAATGTATTTTTTGATAATAATCATTTACAAGGTAAGTCAAATGGTTTCAAAGCTTGGGGTTTATTTAGCGGAGATAATTTAATTTCTGCATGTAGTGTTGGTAGTTTATTAAGGAAACATGTTTCTAATAAAAATGTGCTGGAGTTGAAACGCTTTTGTTCTTTGAAGGATTGTGTTGTGGTAGGTGGAGCTAATAAACTGTTTAAGAGTGTTGTTAGATATGCTAAAGAAGCAGGTTATGAAGAAATAAGGTCCTACTGTGATATGAGGTATGCCAATATATTCAATGTTGTATATGATATTATGGGTTTTAAGTTATTAACTGCTACTAAATATACTCCACATTACTTCAAAGCCGGAATAAGATATAGAAATTTTTCTTTAAGGAAAACTGCATCAGAACGTGAATCTAATAAAACTGAGTTTGAATTAAGAAAAGCTCAGGGTTATGACAGAATTTGGGATTGTGGCTACAGAACTTACATTTATGAATTATCTAACTATTAGTTAAGTAGAGAAATCATGTATTTATTGATAAATGTTATTTGCATGGTCATATTTATAGAGGCCACTACAAATATATTAAGTAAGTCCGAATTATTTAGTCCTTTTCGAGAGTACTTATTTAAGAAAAGTTCTAATAAGTTTTTCGAGTTTGTACATTCTATTTTTGAATGCCCATATTGTTTATCTGTATGGGTAAGTTTGCTTTCGATAAGTGTTGCATATTTGTGTTTTAACAATGTTATATTTAAATGGTTTATATTGGTAATTGTTTTTCATAGACTATCTAACATGCTACATTTCATTATTGATAGGTTGCATGGTAAAGGTAAAGGGTAATTAATTTTTGAAAAGGAGAAGAGTTATGAGTGATGAAAAAGCTTATATGAATGGTTATGTCAAAAATAAGGGCCACATATGGAAGCATATTATGAAACGTAAAGTAGGCCCTGGTGCTAGGATAGATTTGAATGATTTGTATGCTCAATATGGCGCCAAATATGCTTTGGAACCAGGTAAAGAATTTGTAGAGTGGTTGAAGAGTGTAAAGCTTCAAGATACTCAAACCTGGCAAGTATTTTTTTTCGAAGATGGTGAAGAGGTATCTGATGTTATAGAATCGGAGGAAGAAGAAAAGAAAGTTGTACCGGAACAGGACGATAATAGAAGAATTATTAATAAAAATAAATTGACTGTAGACGAGGTTGTGGCTTTGTCTGTTAGAAAAGCTAGGGATGTTGTACCTTTTATTAATGATATACAACTATTGAAATATGCCGAGCAGGTAGCAAAACAAAGGCCTAATAAAGACAGTCTGCGGTTGATTTTAAGAAAAAGGATAAATACACTAGAAAGGCACGTTAGACACTAATACATTACGGAGACCTCTTGAGTTTGATATAAAAACTAATTTAGGGGGTAATTACAATGGCTAGAAGTTTACTTAGACAATATGAGCAGATTAGAAATTCTGGTGCTTATGATGATGCTATTTCTTCTGCTAATCTGTCTGCAATCGCTGAACCTTCAGTATCTGGTACTTTAGAAGATGATATGAATGTTTTGCGTACGCTATTTAAGCAAGTCAAAGGTGATACTAATTGGTACGATGATCCGGGTACTTATTTTGATCCTACCAATACCGATGGTGGTAATACTACCACCAAACAAATGAGTTTGGCTAATATCAAGGGTAATACTCTTGATTCTAAAACTGTTATTATTGCTGTTAGTGATGATAATAGTGGAAGTGGGTATACAGTTTCAGGTACGTCTACTGGTGTATTAATTTCCCCCACGACAGCTACTTATGCTATACCTACTG